TTGTAATGCCGTACAATCCTCGCTGATTTGCTTTTCCAGTGAACTGAGGCAGATCAGCGCCCATCTCACGAGCAAATTGAATTTCTTCAGCAGTTAAGATTCCTCCTCCGGCAGTCGCAGACGCAAGTTTTCTATAGATTCCAGAAAGCTTGGCAGCGGAACGAGCTTCTGCTTCCTTGCTAGCAGCAGCACTGCGACCCGACTCCACTCCACCTGCATATGCAGCCTTCACTTCCGCTCTTGCTCCCTTTCCTTTTGCTCCAACCGCTTCCGCTTCCGCTCTTAGTCGTTGAATCCGATTAATTAGCTGATCAATGATCAAAATTGCTGCAGTAATAACGCCACCAAGCAGCGCACTCTTAATTGCTGCGCCCAGTCCCGTTACAGCAAGAGATCCAGATTTAAAGGCTCCCGCCATATTGCCAGTTTTTGCTGTCAAAAGAGCCATTTGCATTTGGGCGCTCATTGTATTTTTCTGTAAAAGCACCATGGCATTATTGGTTAAACCAATCTGAGTAACCATGCCAATCAGACTTCTGATGGTTTGAGCGATGGCGTTGGCAGTAAGAATCTTGAAGGCTGTTGTTAGCAGCAATATTTGCACATACACTTTCGCGAGCATACCGGTTATAGGATTGCCCGCAATCACTGTAAAAGCCTTCGCAACGCCTAGCGCAACATCTCCAATCGTTTTAAGAGTAGGAACAAATGCTTGCATGTTTGCAATTATCCCCTCAAATGCAGGGCGAAGTTTATTGAGTTCGTCAGCAATACCTTGCCCACCGATTGTCTGTGCATTCGTTTTGCTAAAGAACGCGGTAAATCCATCGGCTAAATCCTTTAGCTGCCGAGAAATGGGTGTGACAAACATATTTAAGAATGCCACTGCCGCAGGTTCAAAGCTCTCGTAAAACAATGTCACAGAAGTTTGCATATTATTCATTGCGCCCTGGAAAGTTTTTGCTGCCCCTTCTGCTCCTTTTCCAAAACGCTTTTCCAGTACTTCCGGCACTTTATTCATCACTTCAGTAAAGCGAGTGCCAACAAATTCCCCATCCTCCATTGCTTTTTTAAATTTGCCAATATCCATTCCAGCAGCTTCGGCCATAATCGACAATGCACCAGGAATAACATCTCCTAACTGCCCGCTCACTTCTTCGCTCATCAACTGACCTTTGCTAGCCATTTGCGAGAAAGCGTAAGTCACTCGATCAACCTTATCTGAACTCAATCCAAGAGTTGCAGATGCCTTGCTAATTCCAGTGAAAAGTTTGCTGATTTCAGCTCCACTAAAGCCCGCAGGCTGCATAGAGGCGTAAAGCTTTGTGAAACCTTGACGAGCAGATTCGAGGGGGATATTGTATTTTTCAACTAAAGCAAGAATCAGCTCATTAGAAAGTTGCGCTTCTTTCGCCGTAGGCGAAATTGCACCCAGCGTATTTCTGAAGCTTTGTAATGCACTTACAGCAGTTGCAACTTGCCCTGGGAAGCTTTGAATAAATCCCAATAATTTATATGCTTGACCAAATAGCAACACTTGCTTAGTGGCGAAACCAAATTCATCACCAAGCTCTCGGATGGTGCCAGCACCGGGAAGGTTAATCCCTCCCATGGCACGACCAAATCCACCAAATCCACCAGCGCCACCAAAACCGCCAAATCCGCCACCACCAGGAGGCTGCATGCCGCCGCCTCCACCAAACATGCTCGTGCGAGCATTAATTGACAATGGAGTGGATGGCCCCATCATGCCAGCTATCGGGAATTGTCCCATGGATCCACCAAGGCCACCTCCTCCCATTGGATAAGCCATTCCTGGAATATTTTGCTGCACTGCAACACCACCAGTGCCAAAAATGGGCATTGACTGAGCGCCACCAGTTCCCAAGCCTCTGCGTTGCAAAAACGCCTGATTAAGGGCTGTGTTCAATGCTTGCCCAGAAAGGCCAGTGGCAGAAGCCGGAACGGCTCCAAAGCCAATATCAGCTATTTGCCTATGAGCTAACGCAGGATTGGCTGCTTGATTTGCCAATGCAGCAGCCATTTGGCGATAGTTTCCGCTAATGCCAACTGGTTCCAGCATGGAAACGCCAGGATTCACCAAGCCTCGACCAGTAAATAAGGAGCCAGTAACACCGCCTCCAGTACCAAGCATTCCACGGCTAGATGCCAAGCGAGCTTCCAGAGTGTTCAATGGGCTAGCTGTGCCACCAATCGATGGAAGAAGGCGTGTCGCTTGAGGGCTTGATGCTGCTTTGGCGACGACATTTGCGATGCCATTACCAATCTGCCCCACCCATGGATCAGAAATATTAACAGTTCGCGCATAATCGCTAAAATCTTTGGCAATTGCCTTTAGCAATGGATCAAAAGCCCTTGGCGCATTAAAGCCAGGAAGCGTAAAACCTTGCGGAAATTGCTGTTGAAATGCTGCCTGACGATTTGCAGCGCCAACTAAATCAGTGCTAATTCGACTTTCCGGCAGCATGCGTAACATGCGTTGCGCAGCGCGAGGATTTTCTGTAAGATTTGCTATGCGATCCAACATCTCATTGAGATTTGGCATGGAACGCGCAGCGCTTGTTTGCCTTTGTCCCCTGATAGGCTGCAGCCGGGCTTCAATATTTGAACCGGCGGCTTTGACGATGGCATCTGCCAAGAAGTCTCGTACGGCATTCAGTTGCTTTGTTTTATCTGCGCCTTTTAAACCTTGCTGGACAATCTGGTCTAGCCAGTTACTAACCTGCTGGGCACTACGACTTTCTGCTCCAAGGCTCTTCATGGCTCTGGAACGCAATTGCTCGGTACTTAACCGCGCTAATTCTCCACGCGCAGTTTCAAAAGCCGGAGATTTTCCAGTTGTTGTCGCAACTTTCGCGCCAGCCACCCCTCCCTTAAGTTTTGCTTCAACTTCAATAACAATTCCAGAAAGACTATCTTTAATGCTCTTCCTGATTGCATTAATGTTCTTAACAAGAGGAGGCTTAACTTCGATTGGCACAAAAATTGCGCCTTTTGGTCCTGTAATTTTTGAAATGATATCGCGCCTTGCCTCGGCGGCTTTTACTCCAGAAATACTGGATTCAACTTTTACGTTGAGAGAGATATCTTCTTCTTTAAGCGCGGCAAGGTTTTTCTTGAATTCCTCTACTTTATCTAATAATATTTGAAGGCTTATGCTTTTTACTTCAACATCATACTTTTTGCGGCTAAGGCTATTGCTTAATCGCGTCAATTCTTCAGTAAGGCTTGTGCGATCAAACTTTAAATTGATTGGGAGCAAGTAGCCGCCAGCAGCACTTCCAAGTCCTGCTAATTGCTGCCTAAAGAAGCTAAGGTCAAGACCCACCTTAAGGGTCATATCAGCATTCTGACCTGCCATCTTCAACTGCTCGTTATTGTCTACATTCTATAATCATTGATCCTGATTACGCCCAGCAAAAGCCTTTAAATCATCAGCCAACAACGCAATTACTCTTCCATCCATTCGCCTCGTCTTCATTAGGCGCTGGAAGATGATCAAGCTTTCATCTGTAACGCCCGTATCTTTTTTGATCGCTTTGGTATCAAATGGCAAGAAATCTTCTGGCTTCACCTTGGACTTCCGTCCCGCCATCATGCCAGCCGCCATCGTGCCAAGCTTGGCGATGGCAACGCTCTGCACATTGTATTTTGCCACGTCATGCTTATCAAGATATTTCAATGCACGCTTAATATCAGACAATGGCTGCAAGCCAAATTGATCTGCATGCCATCGCCTGTCATTAAAATCTGATGCCGAAAGCCGAAAATAGATTTCGTTCCAATCAGTTAAATTTTTAAGCTGGTTACGCGCTCGCGCTTCCAGCATTTCTGCTACTGAGGACCATTCCTCTTCGTCGCTTTTTTTGCTGCCATTGCCTCCTGCGTCTCGGCGTTTTGCTCTTCAGCAATAAACTCAACCACTTTTGCAATGGCTTTGCGAGGAAGATTTTTAGTATCGTCCAATTCCCAGTCAGCGAGGTCTTGCCATTCGCCATCAATCAAACCTTGACCGCGAGAGCGAATAAAGGCAGTAACCATGCGGGCGTTGGTGCTCTCCACTGAAGAGCCACTGGTGATCATGCTCAGCGTTTCCTCGGTGTACTCCGAAAGAAGCTCGGCTTCAGTAATGGAGCCTCCGCCGCCTTGAAGCAAGCCAAAAGCTTCGTCAAGAGGAATGTCCTTTGCAGTGGCAATGCGCTTAGCCAGTTGCACAGCCCTAATAGTAGCCTGGCTTTGCAGCTTACTAATTTCTTCCTGTTCAATTGCTTCAGCAACAAGCCAGCCACCATATTTCTTCATGCGAATTTCAGGAAGAAGCTCAAAATAATCTTCGGCTTTAGTCTGCAGAAGGAAGCTGTATTTGCTCATGATCAAGAACGTTTAACAATGCGTTGAACACCTTCACCCTTTCGCTACTAGAGCGAAATTCTTTAGGCACTTCAACAAGCAATGAATGATTTTCGTTGCTTATTCTAATGGTCTCGTCTCGACAAGAAATAAGACAGAGGATGCCCACCTCCATGGACGCTCCGTCAAGTTGATTATTAATGGCATGAACAGAGCGGTCTTCGCTCCATAGATAGTCAATATTCATGCACTAAACGCAAATTTAATTCGGCGTTTCAATGCTAACTGTACATCGCTTCCTTCAAACAATGCAGGCGAAGCAAGCTCGTCTGTCCATTGTCGAGGATAACCAGCGCTTGTTCCCAGTCCTTCATGCACATCCACTGCATAGTGATAGCCATTCTTGGGGTTGGTTGCGTCCCATGTCCACGATGCGACAATCGCAGAACTGCCTAGGCTCACATTGAAACTCTCTAGCCCGCTTTCGTACAGAGCACCAAGGTCGTAAATATCGCGACGACCTTCGCCAATTAAATCGCCATTTTTTCTGCGCGTTTCCCTTCCATATTCCCATCGGCCCATGTCTCTAAATTGCTCGTCCCAATAATCTTTCTGAATATCTTCTCTTGTCCATTCTTCAAAAGCTTTAGCAAGTTTTGCCGCCAGATTACTGGGATTGCTAAATGAACCACCGACAATAATTCCGCTCATGGTGCTATCAGATTGCGCAGAATCATATCGGGCACCATGAAGCGACAGCGCTCATAGGCAATATCGTCTCCGGGAAAATATCGTGGCGTGGCATCAGGAAAACGTCTAACCATCCTGTCCATTGCACTGGCAAGCGTGCCGCTATTAGGCGTGAACTGCGTGAGCACTACTTCCCATATCTGGTTCACCTTCACAGCACCTCCCAATGGAGAGCGGGGATTCAACTGAGGAAACTCTCGCATTGTCACTTCGAGCCCTTTCACCTTCCATTCATTGGGCACGCTTTGCCTTCCTACTACATACACGGCAGGAATAGTTGAATTGTTTGGCAGCGTATAAGTGCCAATTAAATTGGGCGATGCAGATAGCAGTTCAGTAACAACTTCCCGAAGCTGTGTAATGTTCACAATAAAAAGCCTCTCCGTAAGGAGAGGCTAGCAAAGAACTATGGAAAGATGAATTAGCTATTGGGAGCCGAAGGGATGAGCGAGCCAGTGTTCTCAGCATTCTGGTGAATGCCAATGCGACCACGGCTAATCAGATCGAAGGTGCATTCCACGAGGTTATCGGCAGGATAGCTCTCGTTATAGTTCATCACACGACCCACATAAGCCACGCGATCATAGTAGTAAGTGGTACCAGAAGCGCCAAGTTGCTTGTTGACTTCCACGTACACTTCAGCATTCTTGTCGTAACGAGCAGAGCTGATCACTTGGAAGGCTTCGTCAAAGCTATTCGGAAGGAAAGTGGTGCCATCAACGTCCTTTTGGAAGTAGGAAGTGATGGAAGCAGTGGCTTGGCTAGTAACAATCACGCTATCAGCAAAGCCGCCGCCGCCCAGCAGATAGAATTCTTGGTTGCCATCGTTAAAGGCAACAGAAGCGGTGGTAGCAGCTTGAAGGGTATAAAGGGTGGGAGCGCCGCTCACAGTGAAAGTAGCGCCGCTCTGGGTGATCACAGGACGTGCAGTGCCGCTGATCGAGCCAACGCGCACAATCACGTCTTGGCTCTTCACCAGCTCAGTGGGATGGTAAAGCATGAGAAGATCCTCAATGGAAGGAAAGAATGATTAAGCGGCGCCATGCTCGATTAAGCATTGTCAACGCTTCCTTTGCCAATTAGTCTAAAAATTCCCCTAATTGGTGTGCCGAGGAACTGCCAATAATGAATAGCAATCTCCTCGTTTGGCAATAGTTCAAAGCGCCCTTCTCTCCCATTGATAATTGCTTGAGCAGAATCTCCAGGCGTCACGCCAGATAGCGTAAGCGGAAAAGTAAGACGACCTTCCATATAGACGGCAGTCTGGTCTGCACCAAGCAAATAATCGTACTGAGGATTGCGTTTTTGTCTTAACGATGCATAGTAAGTAATGCCCGTTGCGACAGCCACGTAATTTCCAGTTTCGCTATCAAGCGCATAGGCCGAAGCCACTGGCCATACCAGCGCGGAATTGGCAAGTGGCTCCAGGAAATTGCTCATACAACGAAACCAACAGAAGAAGAAGGAAGAAGATTCAGCATGCGCTTGAACTCTTGACCGTATTGAGTGGCATCTAGCCCCTCGCCATACACCTTGCCGTCAGTAGCACCAATTTGAATGCCCATCTGCGCAAGCTGAATGGCAATAATATGAGCAGCGAGGAATTTCACGGCCCTATCAGTTTGTTCCCCAAATACATCTGCAGAAGCATCGTAAGTGGCTTCAGAGATGGCACCATTTACAATCCCCGATGGATGGGGAGTAAATTCAGGAAACCGCTCAAGAAAACTCGCATAAGTGACGGCCATAATCAGGCTTTCCCAATACGAATGTTTTCAATGCGCTTATTAATGGCATTACGCACCCTTACACGGCCTTCAATCTTCTTCCATCCATTCAACTGATCGGGATCATGAATGAGTTCGATCATGCGGATGGCTTCCACCATTGGCATTTGAGAAAGCGTTTGCACATCTTGTGGAATATCTTCCACCATGATTTGCTCACGCACTTCCTCGATGGCTCCAATGTTCATAAGGCGTTTAACCGCCCTATTCTCACGAGCCACCTTCCATTGATGCTCTGGAATATCTTGATTAAGACCAGGCGTGAGTTGAATCATGCCAGTTTGCGTAATAATGCCAAACCCGCCTTCACGGGGCGGGTTTTCAAGTTCGGGACGATAAGCAATGAGCATTGTTCAAAAGAAACAATTGTCCATAGCTTAACGTCCCTCGCTTGACTAACTATCCTCAGGCCGAAGCTTGAACGTAGATAACGCTCTTGGGATAGTACAGAGCCACGCCACCCACGCGAGCATGAGCGGGAACAATGAACTCAAGACCACGCTGTTGGGGCGGGAAGAGTTCCAGGGGCTGAGGAATGTGCAGTTGCACCTTCTCGGGATCACGCTTGTACACAACCATGCGGTTGGTATTCAGCACGCTGTTACCAGCATCCAGTTGGTTGATGGGCTCAACGTTACGGATGTAGGGATTGGTGCGCAGGAAGTATTCCAGCACAGTCACGTCCGAGCTGTCGGAGTTGCGAGTGGTGCTCACCTTGTTGTAGTCCTCATAAGCCATGAGGATGGTGTCGGGCTGCTCCTTCATCTTGGAGGCGTTGATAATGGCGCTCACGCCATAGTTCAGCAGCTCAAGCATTTCCTGAGCAGTGGTGCCGCTATCGGTGAACCATTTATCAGCAGCAACAACATCCACAGTGGAGTTGTTGAAGAAACCAGACAGACCAACAGTGCTCTCGCCGAACAGAGCCACTTCTTCCACTTTCTCCTCATAGGCGCGACGCACAGCAGCAGCACGACGCTGCTCCAGGGCGATATTGGCCATCTGAGCGGCACGCAGTTCCTGCACGGTGTAACCGAAGGAACCACCGAAGGAGCGGATGTTGATGCTCTTCTCAACTTGGCTGATGTCAGCACGGGGCAGATCGTCAGCAGCATCAGCGATCAGCTTGAACTCACCAGTGGAGTCCATGATGCGATAGGTGAAGGTCTGAGCGCCAGGGCCAGCTTCACTAGTGACAGGCAGAATGGTCGGATACTTAATATCCGCATACTGCACTTCAAACACTTGGGGGCGGATGTACTCAAGCTGACGCTCAAGGAACAGACCCGCGTCATCCATACGGAATTCAGACATTGTTAGGGCCTCCTATCAAGAATCAGCGGAAAGAGTAAAGCTGGGGCCATTCAGCTCCAGAATTGCAATGCCGCTGGAAGTGGTGGTGCTCAGGAAACGTGCGCCAGCGAGGCGAACAGTTTTACCAGAAGCAAAAGCATGCGAGAACTGACCAGCCTTGCCAGTGCCGCTAGCGGAATACAGCACGCGCACAGGCGCAGTGGGCGAAACAGCGCCGGTCACATAGACAGCCACTGCACCTTCGTTAGCCACGTTTAGCACTTGCTGATTCTTCACACCAGGACGGTTGTTGGAATCCAGAGCGGTTTCGTCAACATAGGTGAGAACGTTCACACCCTGAACGGTGTCAGATGCGCCAGAAATGGTAGCAGCAGAGTTTGCAGCAGTACCAGCGGTGTTGTAGACAACCACATTACCGAAAGGCAGCACAGCGCCAGTTTCGTTGATGTAGGTGCCGATGGTGTTGTCGCGAATGTCAGACAGTTGACCTTCCAGCAGTGCGTCATGCTCCAGAGCGTAGCTCTGTTGCACGCCACCAGCGGAGGCAGTGCCCGAAGCAGAGAAAGTTACGGCCATGATTACTTAGCCTCCTTGGAGATGGAAAGGGGCTTCTTCCAGGCATTCTGCAGCATGTCCATATAGGCAGAGGGTGCAGAAACAGGAGAAGCAATGGAAGCTACGGCTTTACGCAGCTCGTCAGTGGTGGCAGAGTCAGAACGACCTTCGGAAAGAGTGTCGAACATTGCCTGCACGTAGTCATCGCTCTTCTCAGAA